GAAAGTCAAAGCGATTTTGTCGCTAGATGTGTCTCCGATCCAGTAATGGAACGAGAATTTCCGCGTATGGATCAGCGCTTGGTAATTTGTTATGTACAATTCAGAGGAAAAAAATGAAAGATTTACTAGATGACGAGCGCAAACGAATCGCAATAATTGCCTTTTTAATTGGTGTCCTTTTGACTTTTGTCATTTACCCAAAGCCTGAGCAAGAGACTGTCTACAAATATGAAACCGTGACAAAAACGGACACTTTGATGGTAGAAGTCAAAGACACAGTTTATGTGCCGAAAAAGTGGATAAAATCACAGATTATTAGGGATACAGTACTAATCGATTTTAAGCCACAAATTAGCCATTTTAATACCACTTTACCTTTTGAATATGGTAACACCTATGTAAGCGGAGAAGTCCTCGGAGAAGTGCTTAAAATGACCGCTACTAACGATTATAAGATACCCGTGGTGACAAATACTATTACGGAGACAAAAACCGAGACAATCGTTAAAAAAGCGAAAGGAATTTACCTTGGTGTTGGTGTTAATTCATTGATTCAGCCGAGTGCATCGGTTTCTTACCTAGACAATAAGTATTTGTTTACTTATCAATTCCAGCCTTTGCAAAAGGTACACCAAATCGGAGTCTCTAAAAAAATATTCTAAAGGTTTATAAAAGTTCCCAATTTGTAAACTTATAGGTTTCTATTCGAAAAACTCCGAATTGCTTGTTACCTTTTTACATAAATTTGTCCCAAAAATCGACAATATTTGTTACCAACTGTCTCCATTTTGTCGATATTTGCATGAATTTTTACTAATTGTGGCAGATTCTCCTTATTTAGGTTTCACGATATCTTTAAGCTGACCCCAAATGGCTTCGCTTAAATCACCCCAGTACATTTCGCATTTGCCGTCCTTAATTGGTGGCTCTGTAAAATATGACTGCCAATACTCGCTAGGCTTAGCGGTAAATCGATAGCAAGTTTCTTTGTAGGGACAATTTGTCCCCATGCACATGGTGATATCAGGACTCATATTTCATTCATTAAGTGGTAAAAACTAGGTTAATGTGCAATATATTACACATTTATTGTGCATTTTGTAAACTCTACTTTACATTATCGCTGATCTTCAAAAGAACAAGGTAACCAATTAAGTCATTTACAACATCCTCATCATCTTTCTCTAAGCTTCCGTTTTTAATTCGCTTTAGTTTGTCATCAATTCGAATCAGTAGTCCTTCTTTTGCGGACAACTGACTAAACACGCCAAGAGGCTCTAATGCAGAGTTGCCATACTTACGATTTTTGTCGATAAGCATTTTATGAATATGCTCTAGGACTTCTTCTACTTGGATTGCAAATGGTGGTATCATATTTTTTTATTTTTAAGTCAGGGCAGGTTATGATCCTGCACGCACATCTAAGGTTATCTCAACGTGCCATTACTTTTACAAGCAGTTCCAATGTGCGTCTACATTCCGCCACCTGACTAGTTACTATAATTCGACACTAATTGTCACATTGTGCCAAAAATTCCTTAAATTATTCCAACAACCATAACCCAATCATCTTCTAAAGCTTCTTTATTATAGAATTCATTAAATGATACAAACTTCTCTGATTTTAAATACTGGCTAGTCGTAAACTTAGACCTTCCTTTTTTAACCAGTAACCCATCTGAAAAAAGAACATAGAATTCGTTTTCAGCTACTATTTCGTTAAACTCTTGGTACTCAATCCACCACTCACTAGGTTTGCGGTTTTCATCGAGTACCTTGGTAGCAGATAGGTATCCAAAGGGATTGAGTACTTGAGCTTCTTCCATTATTTAAAGAATCGTTTGATTACACTTTCTTTTTGTTCTCTATGCAAATAGAGTTTCTGTCTCAATATTTCAACAAGCTCTATTGCAAAGTGATTTTCTATTTCAACTACATTTTCTCCGTAGTCGATAACCAAGTTTCCTGATTCTGAATCAACATGAAAGTCCAATTCTTCGTATTTGTATTTTATCATTTGTAATTGTGTTGTAAGTGTCTAGTAATAAGTTGTAGCTTAATAACGTATCTAGTATTCTCAAGAAGTTCTGTAAGTCTAGGCTCCACAATGCCACTAAAGTGGTTAAAGAATATCTCTCCAGCTTCTGTATGGTCTTCCATATCAAGATGTACTTTTAAGCCATTGTTTTGGCAACATACGCAGGATCTAACTGCTCTTTTAATCTGTTCGTTTGAGTATTTCATCAATAGTAACATTTATATAGGTAATAAAAAGACAAAGTAGAAATGCAAACGAACCTTGGGACTTAGTTATTAAATACAGGCAAGTCATAAAGCCTAATGCCGTATTTATAAATTTAACTAAATGCAAAATATGTCTAGTCATTTTGGAGTAAATTTAATTGGATGTGATATTTCATTTCCATTAAAATCTAGCAATTTGCCATTCATTTCAAAGTGTACCTCCATGTGCTTATTCTTATAGTTCTGAATCATCAGCTTGATTTTATCTTGGACATCTTCAATGGAGAGAAACTCTCCATATCCGATATCTTGCCAATCTGTATATTCATTAAAGTTATTAATAAACCTACGCTTAAGGATAAACTTAGAATGGGAGGTCGTTGCTTTCTTTCTCGGCATATTGAGCTTTAGATTGATGCGCTTGCTTTTTTTCTACTACCATTGCTGGTTTATTATCAGACCAAAATACTTTGCCTGAACCCGTCCAGAATTTAGGCTTTTTAGCCTCTCTGTCCTCTTTTGTCTGTGAGACATAGGATTGCACATTCTGACCGTAATCGTTCGCCTCATCGTTCATTGAGATGGTCAATGAGACTCCTTTTAAACCCTTTGCCTTAACGGTGGTAAGTAGGGTTTCTAGTGTTTCCTGCTTGAGGAAGATTTCTGATAAATTTGCCATTGTTTTGTTTGTTTTTGTTTTGTCTTGTAATATTAACTTATTGATTTATTGGATAAAAGAAAATTTTCATATTTTTTATAGAAGTCATCAAAGTTTTTGACTATCCAGTACTGACCTCCAGACTTTTCGATAGCTTCTTGATAGATTTTCTGGTGTTCTGACTGCCTATCTGCGCCTATCTTTACTTCTATCTTTACAGACCTACCAAGTATTGTAGCTGATATATCCGCTGATCCTTTGGTTGCCGTTGACTTACCCCATGTCATGGAGCCTATGGTCTTAGTTCTGCCTATTACATCGGTTACTTGCTTGCGGTTGTCTATTGGCCTACCCATAGTATTGATTCGCTCTGCTTGATATCCGCTAAGCTCAAGGAACTCCTTTACGCATTTGGTTAGTCCATTCGCTGTCTTATCCTCGTACTTTGGTGCTGAAATAGCGTACTTCGGCACATTAGGATATGATTCTAGCATCGAGTCTTGTTTTAGCTTTTTTAGAATGTCAAGTGGTTTCATTATAATTAGGGTTTTCTAAATACCAAAACATTTTGATGAATCTTAACCAATTTTTGAGTCTTCATATTGCCAGCGGCTCTCATACTGGCGCTTGCAATTGCATTTAATAAAATAGCTTCATTGTAAAATTTCATTCCGCAATTTTGAAATGCTTTTATTGTATCGGGTACAAAACCAATATAATTCCCTTTTTTGTCCCTTACCTCACCTACAACAAAACAAGCGTATCCTCCACTTTTTAAAAGGTTGCAACTTTTTTTAATTATGCTTTCGTATAATCTTAAAAACTCATCATAAGGCTTATTACTTATATCACCTTCTAAATCACTATAAACTTCTAAATCTGCATAAGGAGGACAACTAAAAACAAAGTCAAATTTATAATTCCAATTTGAGTCTAATATTTCGTTACTGTCTCCCACATACCATTGTGGCTGGTTATTAATTGGCAAAATATTTAAAGCTTGTTCTCTATTGCTTTGGACTTGCTCTTCTCTAATATCGATACCGGTATATTTATAACCTAGATAATTTGCGACAATTCCACGAACTGAACCTCCAGCAAATGGGTCTAAAATTTTACCTCCATACTCGCAAAACCAATGATATAAAACCTCGCATAAAGCTGGATCAAATATTGATTGGTAAGGATTTTTTGTAATATCCTCGCCATTTGTTTCCAGTCTTATTGAATTTACTTGTTTATTATCTCGGCCAACCTCACTTTTAATACCTTTACTAACCCAAAGCTTTTTTCTTTTTTGCCAATTTCCGCTTTTTGTGTCCAAAACACTAAATGGTGGCTCAATGAATTTATCTCTTAATAACTCATCTCGTATTATTTCATTTCCAAATAGATCAAATTCCATTATTTTTTTATTTTAATTACAATAAAAGAGGGGGGGGGGATGGGTATTTAGAAGGGTAAATCAAAAACTTCTAGATGTATATGTGGTGCCTTGTAATCTGTTCCAAACCTGCATAGGTAACCAAATGCAAGTACCCTATTTGCTTCTCTCATTTTTAGCCATATCCCTTGGGTATAAGTCTTATCGTACTCTCCAGGTCTTGCTTCCATGAATTTATCCCAAAATACATCAAATGGTATTTCTGATACTTCGTCTAATGCTTCAATCATTTTTTTAGATGTTTATAAATCGTTGTTCTACTTACATTTAGCAACTCTGCTAATTCAGAGCGATTAAAATCTGGGATGGTCTTATTAATCATTTCTATTTTCTTTTCTATTGACTCATTTTTCATAGACCTGATAATCTCACTAAGCTCATTCGATTCCAAGCTGCTAATCTTAATCTTCTTTGACATTGCAATAAAGTAGTTGCTCAACTTTTCTGCCTTCAGTAAAGATTCCTTAGTAACAAAATCAAAATCCTTTCCGGTCTCGAATGACCACAGCGTATTAATCAAAAGAGCAAATCTAGGCACATAAGCCTTCTGCTTACTCAACATGGATTTCACATATTCAGAGATGTCATCAGAGTTCTGCAAATCCGTTATATTGTTAAAGATACGCTCCCACTCAATATCTGCTTTGCTATCAAATCGAATGATTCTACTTTCAATCTCACCAAATTTATTGTACTGCAAAACTTGGTTTCTCACTAGGTTATAGAACTGACTAATGTAAGCCTCATACCAATCCAATATTTCTTGGTCAATTGAGTTCTTGTTGTAGTGTTCAATCTCTTTGTCTGGATAACTTACTAGCAATCGGTCTAGGAATCCATTGTCTTTGTTTTCCATTGTGGAAATCTGAGAAAATATCCCAGGTTGTATACCACCTAGCACCGGAATCAATGGACTAGCAACAAAGCTACTTTTTGCAGACTTTCTAGTTAGAATCGCTGCTTGATTAGACCAGCATGAGAGCCAAAACTCGAGATCAGAGCCAGGCTTGTACTTATTCATGTCCTTGATCCACCCGTTCAACTCATCCTTAAATACCGCAATACCTACTTGATTTTCCTCGTGCAAATCCGCCAAAGCTTCTACGGTAATGTCATTTACAATTAGCTGCTTCCTTACAGGCTCCTTAATTTCCTCTACATCCTTTTTTTCCTTTGCAGTCAAGCGCTCGAATTCCTTGTACTTTTTGTATTCGTTCTGGTAATGCTTAATCTCAAAGCTATTTTTCTTAGCAATTGGAAAGATGATGGCATTTATACTAGGTGTTTTTCCTAGTCCTGCCTTGCCTATTAATCCGATCCAAATGTTGCAAGATTCCCTCCATCCCGTTTTTACCTCTACCTTGCAAGCGTTTCCAATGCACAAAGACAAAAGCCAAAGCAATGAACATCCCATGTAGTCAATAGAATGATTAAGTGTTTTCTGATTTAACAGAATATAACTCTGCAATGACTCTGGAAACACATCAATCGGAAATATTAAATCCTCCTGCGGAATCTCAATTTTCTCTATTTCTACCTTTCGAATTTTGCGCTCTCCATAGCCTTCCTTGTACAGCTCTTTTGCAGCCATTGAGAAGTCTCCATTGAAGTACTTGTAAGCATAGATACTAAATGGAGTTAAAGGTGTCTCATGAGGGTAAATCGTGGCCGTAGTAAAGAGATAACACAATCCGCTATCCTTGTATATAAATCCATGCAAGGCATCCTTAGAATTAGTTTTTCTTATCACTATTCGATCCGTTAGGTGCTTAACAGCGGTAAACTCATTTGCAATTAAATCTAGCACCTTGTTTCTATGATTGTAATCTTGCCAAGGAGTAAGTCCGCTATACTCTGTGATCTCAATCTTATTTTCCTCCTTGGCTTCATCGTAATGGAAATACCGGCACAATCCAAAGAGAATATCTCTTTCTTCTTCTGTGATTTCCTGCACTTGCTCATAAGACAAATCAGATACTTGATTGTCGTAGATGTAGATGTAACCACCAGTTCCCCTAGTTTCAATTAAGGCCTGAGAATGTCCCTTGAGTGTTGCAAGCTTTCTGTTTCCCTCTACCTTTGAGCATCGATAAATAATGTGGTAGCCTGAATTTATAGTCTTATATATTACAAACTTTCTATTAAAGTCATCAATATAATCTGATATAAAGGAAATAAAGTCACTCCAGAACTTCTTTCCGTCTTGGATAGTTGGAAATACCTTTAAGTCTACATCTATACATTCAACATCGTAAAAACCAGTTATAATACCGTATCCTTTAGTCTTGTATTCGAGCTTCTCTAATTCTGACTTTTCTATCTTTTTTGTCTGGTACTCCTTCCATAAAATCAGAGGTTTTTTGCCCTCCGATATGGGCATTACGCTGAACCCTGAGTTCAGTAAGTTAATTGCTCTTCCTAGTGTTACGTTCATTTTTGTGTTTTACAAAGGTTTGAAAAAAAGAGGGGGGGTAGGGTAAATTTTAGCTGTTTTTGGCAAAAAAGTGTACACAAGTTTACACTTAGTTTACACCTAGTGTAAACCCCCCTAAAGTGCGAATACGCTTAAATTAGCGGGATTTTAGGCCGTTTTTTGCGCTAGGTTTACAGGTTTACACTTTTTTTTATAATCTATTTTTTTTGACTAGGTGAAAATTTATTTTTTTTCATTTTTGTCAAAAAGTGTTCAAAGTGTTCACTTATTGCGATTGGAGCCAATGGAGGCCGATTTTGGTTTACACTTAGGTGTACACTTAGTGTACACTAGTGTACACCCTCCTTTCGTGCTTTTCTCACCCAATGTGAGACCCGATTGTAGTCTAAATTCATCTCTTTTGCTATGTCGCAAGTTCTCCAATTTTCCTCTACCATGCTCTCTATTTGCCTAACTAATTTTATAGATAAAGGATCAATTCTTCTTTTTGGTGTAAGTTTTATAATCTCGCACAAATGATGGTATTTTACACCAGTCATGTACATAATTTCTTTGTACGGAAGACCTTTAACATATAATTCAATTACTTGATCCGCATCCTTCATGTAAGCGCACGTATTTTTGGCTCTTTCATTTGTAAGCAAGTAGTCTTTGTATATGTAATTGTTTACTATGTGCCTACTAATATTTAAAATAGTTGCTATATTTTTATTCATTACTTTAAGTTTATACAGCCTAACTATTTCGTCTTTCTGTTCTTGATTAAGCGATGTCATAGTTTTTCTAGTTCTTGTTTAACTTCGTGCCACCAATCCATTGTTGAATACACTTCAGTATTTAAAGGATTTGAATGAGGATTGGAATTAATTATCTCATTTACTGCTATTAAAGCGCATTGCCTTACTACAAAATCAGTTGAATGAGAGTTATAAATTTCATTAAACATTTTAGTATAAATTTCTATTGCTTTTTCTTTATGTGTCATTTGTCTAGTATTTAATATGGGGGGGGTGGGGTAAGATTTTCTATACCAAGATTCCTTTTAAATATTCTCTACATTCCAAAACTTTTGCTTTCGCAGTTTCAATCACTTCTGGATCGTAATCGATGTCAAATTCCTTGATTCTGAACTTGTTTTCCACGTGCGCGTAGCTTACCGGTTCCTCGTAAGTCAAGAATTCTGGAGTGTCTTGAAGCGTGTAAACCAACTTAGCCTTTTTTAAGCCCGTCAGATGCATATAAACTTGCAGTTGATAGAAGTACCCATTATCAGGCTGATCGTCGAACAGAGGGAAAGTAAAGCAGTCCCACGAGGTTTTAAAGTCATAGACTATTCCTTCGTGGAAACAATCTGGAGTTCCTTTAAAGAAATCGTCCTCAAAATGTTCTAGATTTTTAATCATGAAGTCCTTTTCCATAGCTACCGAGTAAAACTCGATAGCCTGATCTTCCAAAGCCAAACCTTTTTCGATGTACTTTGACTTAATTTGCTTTTTTACGCCGTAAATCTGCTCTTTGTACCATTCGTGTAAGTAGCTTTTTGTCGTTTGAGACAAAGTTTCTGTTTTACTTCTAGCGTTAGTCATCAAATGACCAAGTGCGCTTGCTCTACATTTAAAGTTCATGATAATAATAGTTTTTCGTTTTGTGCTGTTAAAATATATACCGACTTAATTTGCTCTAGCGTAACTTTTCCACTAGCTAGAGAATCTTTTGCTCCGTTCCACTTTACGTGCGAAGGATTTAACTCCTCTTTTTTACCACCATGATCATTCGTGGAATCTGGGTCTTTTGTATCATCGATGAGGAAAAGACCATTTAGCGCATATTTTCGAGCATAACTCGATGAGCTTCCGTACGACTGCGCAACATCCATTCCTTTGCGGTTGATGTCTATACCGGCTTGAGCCGTTACCGCTCGGCCTTCTGTTCTGCCTTCTTTATCTATCTGAATCGATGCGGTAGCTTCTATGAAGACAAGACCGCCAACCTCTTTTACTTCGTCCTCAATAGTCAAAGTGCATTCGTACTTTAGAAGCAAAGGTTTAACCGCTTCGAGAATATCCTCTACAGAACGGTATTTGTATTTTCCGAAAGCGTTAAACTGGTTCTTTGGAGCTTTCAGCTCGGATTGGATTAAAATTAGTTCTTTCATGTGTTTCGTGTTTTTTTTATTGTTTTTTACTAGGGAAAAAAGGGGGGGGGTGGGTATTTTTTTAGCGTTTTAATCTCAGCGTATGGGAAATTAAATTGATCCCAGTACAATTCGAAGGTTTTCATTATCTCGAATTTTTCACTATTGGCTAGTTTTCCGTAGTTCTCGAGAATCCATTGCTCAATTATTTCCTCTACCATTTTCTATCCATTCAGTTGAAACAAAAACTACCCATTGATTTCCTAGCTTTCTAGGCGGATGCACCCACTCGGGCGGATTAACTCCAGACCGGATGATCTGGTGAACTCTTGTTGATTTTTCGCTAAAGCCACGCAATACTCCGTATTCTGTGGCGGTCATCATTTCGTAAAGCATAATTGTACGTTGTTTTCTAATTGTTCAATAATAAAAGGATCAAGAATTGCACAAATCGTGCGGTAATGGTCAGAGAATTTTTCTGTTAAACAGTCGTAAAGTTCTAGCGTGAGCGATTTTCCATTACCGAAATAAAGGTCAAGAACAATTCCTTCGTTCTCGAAAGATTCAAGCTCGAGACTGAATCCCGATTGCTCAAAAATAAAGTGGTGATCTTTTAGCATTTTTTGTGTGTGTTTTAGTGTGATGTAAATGTACAAACTTCTGTATAATTAATTGCAAGTGAATTGTAAAATTTATTTTTGTTTTCCACCAGCGGTATTTTTTTTGTTTGAGTGGTTTTAATTTCCACTAGCGGTTTTAATTTCCACTAGCGGCTGAGAAATTTTATTTTCCACTACGGATTTTGTTTTCCACTACTGGTTTTGTTTTCCACTAGATTGCGGCGCTGTTTATGTTTTCGTCTACTCATTTTGTTTTCGTCTAGTTGGTTTGGGTTTTCAATTTTGGAACCGGTTCGAACCGGTTATTTTTTCCACTACTTATTTTGTTTTATACTACAGATCAGCGCTCTAATTTTTCCTCGTGTTTCCACTACTAATTTTGTTTTATACTACTGCTTTTGGTTTCGTCCAGTGGTTTTGTTTTATACTACGTTTGTGCGCTTGGTTAATTAGGCTATTTTTAAGCCCGTGGTAAAGAGATAAATTTTTATTAGTGGTAATCTATACGCTAAAATTTAAACGTGTTAAAACGCTTAATTTAAGGCTGTATTTTTTGCAAGTTATACGCGACACAATCTAAACCGTACTCAATTGAATAGCCTATTTTAAATAATTCGTTTTCAAGTCGTATTAGATTAGTATAGGTTTGTTCCTTTGCCATGTAATGCGCCAAAATAGCCCGCAAATTAGCGGGCCATTGTTCAGGATATTCGAATAGGTCGACCATTTTATAAGTTTTTTAAGTTAGTAATAAATAGAAGCCACGGCGGGAAACGAGCCCGCCCAATGTTCCAAAGTGGCTAGAAAAAAGCGGTTTATTAACCGCCGAAAATTACATTTACCGAAATCGGGTTAAAATGAAATTCAAAATAATAATGCGAACTAGGATAAAGATTTTTAGCTAATTCTAATTTTTCGGGCGTGTTCTCAATATTTGCGCGGAACACGGAAAAGGCCCGATTTTCGAGCGCTTTAATTGAGTGGATTGAAAATAAAGGCGTTTTCATTTTGTTTTTGTCTAGGGTTGAAAAAAAGGGGAATTAAATCCCCTTTGCTTTGTTTATTGTTGTTTGAATGTCGTACGATTGGAACACAATCCCGCCACCAAAATCTTTACCACGGTACATTTTACCGCCTACTTTACGGGACTTTTTTACCACTAGATCAAACTTTTCTAAAATAGTAAGGCCTTCGCCTTCGCCGTCGTTTAATAGGTCGTAAAAATGAACTACAAATCTAGGGTTCCCGTTTACGTCGTTGTTTATTCGTTTCATATTATGCCGCGTTTTGAATTGTATATATTTTTTGTCTTGCTTGTTCGTAGTTTTTGAAGTCCCAATTTCTAGGAACATTTAGCCCAAATAGCTCGCTGATTTCTTTTATATCGCTTATCAAGTTGTTAGCGATATAAAAATTAACCGTGTTTTTTCTAGCTGTTAATTGTTTAAATAAATAGCCTTCCGCTTGTTCGGTCATTACTTTGATAATTGTAGGTAATTGATCCAAGTCAAAAACACGCGGCAAAGGAACCCGAAAAACTTTTATACCGTCGGGGATTGCGTTCCAAAGTTGGCCGCAATGTTTTGCAGTCGTTGGGCTATAATATCTTGAATTAACAAAGCAAACTTTTTCCCCGTTGTTAGCCGTTACGAACTTTGCTCCTATATAGTGATAACCGTAGGAATAGGCCGTGCCATATTCGAAAAACATTGACTTTGTGCGGCCGTGGCTTTGTGATTGAATCGCAAAAGTTTGGGCCAATTGAGTGTTTGAATTAAATACCGTTTTCATTTTGTGTGCTGTTTAGTGTTGATTAATATCTAGTATTTAAATGCTGGTTTAATTCGTCTATTGATTCAAAGGCGAATTCGTCGTCATTGTCAAAATCGTAAACGTAAAATTCAACCGATTGACCGAACGCGCTAGCGATTGTAACGCCGTTTTCCAAGGCTAGGTAAACGTTTCCACTATTGATGTTGAAGCCTTCTTCTTGGATTTCTTCGCCCGCGAAGTGTTCAGCGTATGCGGCCCAAACTATGGATTTTGATTTTGCGTCTAAGTAAGCGAGTGAATTAGTCATTTTGTGTAGTGTTTTAGTATTGTTTGTGTTTATTTAAGTAGTGTTAAGCCTAGCAAGTAACCCAAAAATAAGATTGGACTAAATGCGATAATTGTGTAAATGATTTGTAGCAAAGTTTTCATAATTAATATCCGATTGCGTCCAATTGCATTCCATAAATAACGCCGAGGATTATTACTACGGCCATGATGCCGAACGCGATAATATTGGCTTTTGCGTTCTCGTTGTTTCTTGTTGCTGTGTTGTTGTTTGAAGTTGTCATTTTGTTTTGTGTTTTAGTGTGTGTGATTGTTATGTAAATGTACAAAGGTTTGTAATATAAGTCAAGTAAATTAGAAAATATTTTTATTTATTTTTTTACTTTTTTTTGCAGTTAATACGACATAAACCGTAGTTGATGCGAAGTAGAAAATTGTTGCGATTTCGATAAGTAGTGTTTCCATTTTGTTGTTTGTTTTAGTGTTATCGTTTATCAAATGTACAAAGGTTTGTACTTATGTGCAAGTATTTGTAATAATATTTTTTATTTTTTTTTATTTATTTTCAATTACCTTTACTTTGATTAACCAATATAAACCTATTTTTTAATGCAGTCCTTTGTAACATATGGAAAAGAAACAACGCGGCGGACCTAGGCCGAACTCAGGTAGGCCACCTAAAATACAGGAAATCAAGTTGATAGAACAAATGGACGCGATATGTGTGCCGGATAAAATTTGGGAGGCGCTTTTGTACAAATGTCAACAAGGTGACACGAACGCGCTGAAACTTTGGCTATCTTATCGCTTTGGATTACCAAAACAGCAAATCGACGTAACGAGTAACGGTGAAAAAATCGCGCCTCCTATCCAATGGATTGGTCGAAATGCGGCGATCGAAGCCGCAAAGGTGATAAATGATGACGACGACGAACAAAGCGAACTAGAAACAAACCAGCCCGAACCTTTGGCAATTGATAATAAACAAACCTATCTTTTTTAAATGATTAACTTGCTAGAAGATTACAAGCCGCTTTTTTACGAGGAACCAGAAACAAGATATTATTTAATTACCGGCGGCCGTGGAAGCGGCAAATCTTGGACTTTGGCGCTGTTCCTACTTAATTTAACGTATCAAAAAGGACACGTCATTCTTTTCACGCGTTATACTTTGGTATCCGCGTTCATATCAATTATCCCCGAATTTTTAGACAAGATAGAAATCATGGGAAAAGTTAACGACTTCGAAGTAACCCAATCCGAAATCATTAATAAATTAACAGGATCGAAAATTTTATTTCGCGGCATCAAAACAAGTTCCGGCGTTAACACTGCAAATCTCAAAAGTATTGCTGGTTTATCAACTTGGGTTATTGATGAAGCCGAGGAATTAACCGACTCCGATGTATTTGATAAAGTAGACTTATCGATACGCGCGAAGGAAAATTATAACCGCGTTATTTTGGTAATGAATCCCGCTTATAAAAGCCATTGGATATACAACGATTTCGTAAAAAAGAAGCGAACGGATACAACGTACATACACACGACATACATAGACAACAAAGAGAATTTATCCGATTCATTCATACAGGCCGCGGAAAAGACAAAGAGAGAGAACCGCGCGCGATATGAACACCTGTTTTTGGGTACTTGGTTGGATGATGCCGAAGGGATGCTATGGAACCGCGCAATAATCGGAAAGGCTAGAATTGATGAAGCTCCAAACCTTTCTAGAATAATTGTAGCAATCGACCCCGCGACTACTGCAAATATGCAAAGCGATGAAACGGGAATAATGATTGTTGGAAAAGATAGCGAAGGCTTTGGATACGTTCTCGAAGACCTTAGCGGAAAATACTCGCCGAATCATTGGGCAAAAGTCGCAAATGATGCCGCCTTCCGTTGGAACGCTGATTGCATTGTAGCTGAAAAGAACCAAGGTGGTGACATGGTAGAAGCTGTATTAAAGTCGCAAGGAAGTAATTTTAGAATAAAGCTAGTAACTGCAACAAAGGGAAAATACGTGAGAGCTGAACCCGTTTATTCGTTGTACGAGCAAGGGCAAATTTATCACGTTGGTAGTTTCCCTATCTTAGAATCGCAAATGGTAACCTTTAACCCTGATAAAGGAAAGAGCCCCGATAGAGTCGACGCGCTTGTTTGGGGATTAACTGAACTAATGGTAAAAAATAACTTTGAATTCTCAATATGAAAAAAGAAACTATTGCCGCGCTTATCTTGATGCTGATAACTTATTTATTCATAGTTTTCGTGACATTGGATTTTAACGTATTTAATTGGCATTGGAGCGCTCGCGCCGTTATGGTAGTAACTTGGTTTTATGGAGTTACATTTTTAGAAAAGAATAAATAAGTATATTTGCTAAAACGAATATGCTATGCTATTAAAGGCTCTAAGGTCATACATCAATCCTACGGTTATTTCGACACCACAGAAACCCGATGTAAACCTACTCAATCAAATCCTATACGGTCAATTTACGGCCTCCACGATGGTAGTTTGGTATGACTCAAATCAACAAACATTTATCGACAAAGGTTACAAAGGTAACGCACTTGTTTACTCAATAATTCGAAAGATAGCCGAAAAAGGCAAGCAGTGCCCGACATACGTTTACAAGGAGACTGAAGCGGCAAAAAAATACAGAGGCGGAAAATATAACTCCAAAGAGCTTAACAGATTGCAAAGTATAGCATTTCGTAAAAAGGAATTGCAAGACGTTAACTACTCCGATCCCGTAAACCAATTGATTAAGAATCCTAACCCGATGCAAACTTGGGCGGAGTTTCTTGATTCGATGCTAACGTGGTACAATACTAGCGGCGAGATTTTCGTTTACGGCTTTGCTCCACAGGATGGGTTAAATAAGGGCAAAATTAAGGAGATGTACGTTTTGCCGTCTAACTATGTCGAGTTAGTGGCTGGCAGTTTATTTGAGCCTGTGAGAGGCTATAAATTGATTATTGGCGACCAGAACATTGAGATTCCAGCCGACCAAGTATTGCACATTAAAACCACGAATTTAACTTGGGATTTGAATGGCGCACAATTGCGTGGAATGCCTCCGCTCTTGGCTGGTTTGACAACATTGCAAGCTAACAACGAAGCGACAGAAGCAAAGCAGAAGACTTTCCAGAATGGAGGAGCGAAAGGAATTATTTCTCCTAATATCACAAACCCTGAGTTCTGGCCATCGCCTGATCAGCGCGCTAAGATGGATGAGCGGATAGATGAGAGGATAAACGGTAATAAGAACTTAAATAAGATTGTGGCTTCTTCAATTCCTTTGCGTTATGATGCAATTGGATTGTCGCCAGTTGCGATGGATATTATAAACTCTCAGAACATGGATTTGCAAACACTTTGCGGTCTTTGGGGAGTTAATCCTGTTTTGTTTACTTCCAACGCTACCTATGCCAATTTGGAAGGCGCTCAGAAGGCTTTGGTTACGGATGTTATTATGCCACAGCTTCAAATGATTGAGGAGAAGTTTACGCAATGGCTTGGAAGGTCTTACGGCATGGATTATGTGATTGACTTCGATATTTCATCATTCTCTGAGTTACAACCAGATGTGCAGGTAATTTTGGATACTTATGGAAAATCTCCATACTTTACAGGTAACGAAGTTAGAAGCTTGTTGAACTGGCACGCGAGCGAAGACCCAGCAATGGATGTGCATTGGATACCTAGCAACGTGATTCCAAGCGATGAGGCACTTGGGAATGCTGCAACGGACTTTGTGGATTTCCAAGCATAAGAAATGAATAAAATAAATTACTCTAAGGTTAGAAGGTCGGCGCAAGCTGATTTGAAGAAATACGAGCGCCTTGGAGTAAAAATATTTACTGAGGCATTGAAGGAACAGGCTAAGCCAGTTGTACCGTTGTTGCCGATGCAAGATGCTTATGTAAAGTTCTATCAGGCAGTTTTTGTTGATTCTGCGACTAAGGAATACAATAGGATTAGGCAGGACAATAAACAGAAGGCTTTATTCCCAAATGATTTTTTTATTAACACTTGGCTTGAGTTTATAAAGAATTGGGTAATTCAGAATTTAGGTCAGTTAATATTTGATGTAACGGACACTAGTCAAAAAAAAGTTAACGAGATAGTTGCTCAAGGTATTGCGGATGGATTAACGCCAAGACAGATTGAAGAATTGTTGATTGAGCAGATTCCTGATATCAAAAGAGCAAGGGCAATCGCTAGGACTGAATCGACACGGGCATACAATGAAGGCAAGAGGCAATCTGCAATTCAATGGGCCAATGAGACAGGTACTTCATTATGGAAGATATGGATTCATGGAGGTGCTAAGGAGCCAAGGATTCAGCATATACAAGCACAGAATAAACCGAAGAGATTTGATCAGCCTTTTGTGTTTTTTACGAATGGAGTTCAGGTATTGATGGACAAGCCTGGCGATTTAAACGGAGGAGCTGCTCAGACTATAAACTGCTCATGTGTAGTGGTTTACGTTTCAGAATCCTATGCTAGAAGGTATTTTAAGGATACTTTTGTTCTGTAATCAGTTTTGTTTGTTAATTTTATTTATTTGTATATTTGTCTAAACGAATAAGCAATGCTAGAGAAAGCCGAGCAAACGTATTCCGATTATCCCGAGGCGGTTAGAAATAATGCCAAAAGAGTTTTGAAATATGTTGATGAGAACGGATGGGGGCCATGTGGTACTCCGGTCGGAAAACAGAGGGCAAATCAGCTTGCAAACGGCGAACCTCTTTCGGTTGATACGATTAAAAGAATGTTTAGCTATCTTAGCAGACATGAAGTAGATTTAGAGTCTTCGTCATCTTATTCTGATGGTTGTGGGTTGTTGATGTACGATGCGTGGGGGGGTAGGGCTGCTTTGACGTGGAGCAGAAATAAATTAAAGGAATTAGAAAAGACTAGCGATATGGGTTTTGTAAAAAAAGGATTGAACCAAGGCTTTACAGATAGTGACATGAAACAAGGAATTGTTTCGGGTTATTTTGCCGTTTTCGGTAACAAAGACCTCGATGGCGATGTTATTGAGGCAGGAGCGTTTACCAAGACTGTAATGGAGCGAGGCCCACAAGGAAAGCAGTTAATCAAGTATTTGCTAGATCACGATAAAAATAAAGTTGTAGCAAAAATCACCAATCTTTACGAAGACAATAAAGGCTTGCGTTATGAGGCTAAAATTGGTAGTCATGCTGCTGGCCAAGACTTTCAAAAGATGATTGAGAGCGAATTGATTAATCAGCATTCTTTTGGCTTCAGAACTATTAAGGAACAGTTCGACCAGCAAGCTAAAGCGAACCTAATTAAGGAGGTAATGATGTACGAAGGCTCAGCAGTCCAATTCTTGGGTGCTAATCCTGAAACCACGTTTATTGACCTTAAAAGCGAAGCGGATGCATTTGAATATCTTGATAGACTTGAGAAGTTTGTAAAGACATCAGATGCAACCGATGAAACACTTGAAAAACTAGAAAATCAACTTAAATCACTTTTGGAATTTCTAAAGCCAGCCGAGCCTACTTTGGAGATTAAAGAAGCCGAGCCCGTAGATATAATTACAATTAACGAACTTAAAAAACAATTTGAATCATGGAAAATTTAACAATCGATGCCGTTAAAGCGGTAATCGCAGAAGCTGGCGAGGCTCTTAAGGCTAAAGCAAGCAATGCAGAAGTGAAAGCTAATGAAGCTTTCGAAAAGGCTGAAAGCCTATTGAAGTCTTTGAATGGTGTAGTAACCAAAGAAGAGGCAGCAGAAATGCAAAAGCAACTTGATAAGTTGGACATTGCAATGCAAAAGAATGCAGTTGACAAAGAAGTAAGTGCTGAAGATTTCAAAACCGCATTTATGAAGGCTTATGAGCCAGTAAGAGCAGAAATCGAAAGATTGAAGTCTGAGCCTAATGCTCGTCTTAAGGCTCCTTTGGTATTCGAAATCAACGAGAAGGCAGTTGGAACTATTACTCTAGCTTCTACAATCGCTAACGAAGCTTCTTCTGGACAAGTAACTATTTCTGAGTTTACTGGTGTTGTTTCTCCTATCCGTCAGCGTTTGTTGACTTACCTTGCTAATGCAAGCGTTGGAGCAATTGGAACTCAGTATGCAGTTTGGGTAGAAGAGTACGACCAAGAAGGAACGCCAGTAATGATTGGCGAAGGTGTTGAGAAGACTCAAATCGACGTACAATACAAGGAGCAGAGAGCTAAGGTTGAGAAAATCGGTGTACACATGAAGGTTTCTATGGAAATGTTGGAAGATGCCGCTTACTTGGCTTCTTACATCCAATCCAATGGAGTTAAGCGTGTTGAGACTGTAATTGAAAACCAATTGTTTACTGGTAACGGTACTTCTCCTCAGCTTGCTGGTTTGCTTTCTAAGTCTACCACTTTCACTGGTTCTACAATGGCTGGTAAAGTTGAGGCTGCTACTAACTGGGATGTTATCCACGGAATCATCGCTCAAGTAAGAGCTGCAAACGGAACCGCTACTGGCGTATTCGTTGAGACTGGACAATATCACGTTATGCTTTCTGAGAAGGATGCAGACAAGCAGTATATCTTGCCAGCTGGCGTTACTTTCAACGCACAAGGCGGAATCAATGCTTGGGGAGTTCAAATCATCCCAACTAACGCTTTGACTGGAACTGCTGCTGATTTCGTAGGTGGTGACCTTTCTGTTATCAATGTACGTTTGAGAAGCGGTTTGCAAGTAGCAATCGGAGAGTCTGGCGATGACTTCATCGACAACTTGAAGACTGTAAGAATCGAGCAGCGTTTGGTGCAGTTTATCTCTGCTAACGATACTCCAGTATTGGTTAAGGGTGTATTCTCAACTGCTAAGGCTCTTCTTGAGACTACCTAATATTTAGTTTGTGTTTTGTGTTTAGTGTTAAAAGGGCGGGAAAATTTCCCGCCTTTTTTTGTTTAACGAGTTCAAAATCATTTACTTTAAAAATAAATTATAAGATATGGCAACATTTACGATGTGTAAGCCTCAAAGATGCAAGCTGAAACTAACTTGCGAGCGATACACAGCAAAGCCTAGCGAGGCACAAATTTACTTTGAGAATGAGCCAAGCAATCCTGATGGTACTGCTTGTGAAGTGTATTTTAAGAAAAATTGTAAGCCTTGCGGCGAAATCTAAAAACCAAAATATGAATATTAGCGAAGACGATTTCCTAAAAGCGGAAATTCAGAATTTTAATTTAACATTTGACAATCCCGACTTTGTAGCGTTGGCTCAAGAGGTTGCAGATTATTGCCAAAAGTTTAAACCAGAAAGCGTTTTAGACTTTGGATGTGGAACTGGAGTTTACTCTGAGGTGCTGAGACAAAATGGTTTTGACATAACGGCCCAAGACATTTTCAAATCTCATAGAGATTATTGCAAAGAAAATTACCCAAAGTTAAAGGTATTGCAAAAGCCAAAGAAATCAGATTTGATGTTATGGATCGAAGTGGCCGAACACATGACTGATGACGAAATATCAAAGGCTTTAAATGCGGTTTCACCAAATATTATTCTTTTCTCTTCTACTCCTGAAACGACAGATTTTGACGCTGATTGGGGACACATCAATATTAAGCAAGAGAAAGAATGGATTGCGATGTTTAAAGCATTCGGATATAAATTAATTGAGAAGCCAAAAACACCAACACAATGGGCACTCACGTTCCAAAAAATCTAATCTACTTCATTTATTACGGAGGAAAGATTACGCATTACCACAGGCTTAATTTAAGGCTATTAAACAAGTACTGGAGCGTGTTTAATGGTAAAAAGGTAGTCAAGGTTGCAATTGATGGTAAAGCCTTCCTAGAGCCTTTAAAATCGCTTCTACCGAGCGACTGTGAGTTTGAGATTGTAGAGAATAATCCTAGACTAGGTGAGTCGGTTCATTTTATAGACTCCATCAACAAAGTAAAGGATGGGATTACGTTTTACGCTCATTGTAAAGGCGTTTCTCGGCCTGTCTGGAGTGGATTGGATATTTGGATTGAGCAATTATACAAAGGTAACTTGGATAATATTCCAGACCTTTCTGAGAAGCTATTTTCTGGGGTATGCGGCAAGCTTTTGCCATGCCCTCCTTATGTTCCTCAAGAGTTTCATTACTCTGGGTCGTTCTACTGGTTTAATACTGAGAAAGTAAAACTAAGAATAAAGGATTACGAAATGAATCGATATTTAACCGAAAGATTTCCAGCAATTATTGCCACTAAAAGCCAGTGTAATTTTGCTTACCCATTTTCAGAAAAGAATTTAAACTTTTACGAGGAGAGAACGTGGATCAACCTTTAAAGATATTTTATTCAAACCCGTTTGACTTAGATAAAAATATAGGTAAAGCCTACAACGAATACTTGGCTAGTCTAAATGCAAACGATGATGATTGGGTAGTAATGCAAGACGGAGACATTCTCTATCTGACTCCAGATTGGGGCAAAAGAATACATGATGCTTTGTCTTTAGATGGAGACAAATTTGGCTTGGTTGGCTGTTACACCAATCGGCTAAGGTCAAAGCACCAATTGCATGGAAAAGCGTTTAGCAGCGATTTAAACATAAGAAATCATTACAACATCGCCATGTCATATGAGGGGGGTGGGATAGAAGAAATTAAGGAATACATTGCCGGATTCTTTATGGCATTTCAGTACAAGACTTGGAAGAAAATTAAGTTTACAGAAAATAGCTTAGCTTTTGATTCTCTGTTTTCGATGCGAGTTAAAGAGCTTGGCTTAAAGATTGGTTTAATCCGTTCACTTTATGTTTTTCATTCTTATAGACCTTGGACTGATTTCGAGCCTTGGAATGAGAAAAAACATTTAATGAAATAAATAGTATCTTTATGATAAAATTATTAGTTGACCTAGCACCATTTCATAAAGACGAAGTAATAAGCGTAGGCAA